GGAACTTTTTCCAATAGAGCGACTTTCCAGAAAAAAAATTGGAGGTGAGGAGGTGGCAAAACGTCCTACCAAAGAAACCATTAAACGTGCAACAATTAAGGACATGAAAAAACTTGGTACCTACAAACCTGAATATAACAGGTTAATCAGCATTTATGCTGAGCTTGTTGAACAGTATGGGATACTTACCCAGCGTTTTATTGATGGTGATTTTGCATTTCAGACACCAACGGCTGACGGCGGTTTCAAAAAAGCTCCGATAGTGGCCACTCTCGAAAACCTTCGCAAAGATATACTGGCGTACTCCGACCGGCTTTGCTTAAATCCAAAATCCCTGGAAACTGTGACGGCTGAAACCGAGCAAAAATCTAAGCTAGCGCAGGTATTAAGTGAGTTGAAATAAATTGGCCAAATATAAAAATTATGATCTAGTATTGGAGTATGCCAAATCAATAATCGAAGGTAGAAAAATAGCTTGCAGGGAACTGATATTATGCTGTCAACGATTTCTAGACGATCTAAAAAACCCTGAATACGAATTAAGGCCTAAAGATGCTGAATTTGTAATCGGCATTATTGAAAAAACGTTCGTTCATGACCAAGGTGAACGACTAGATGGCACACCACTTCGTGGTGAGCCTTTTTTATTAGAACCATGGCAAAAGTTTATAATCTACAATCTAGTAGGTTTGTATCACACTGGAACCAAAATACGTAAGTACAAAGAAGCTTTCATATATATTCCTAGAAAGAATGGGAAAACGCGATTGATAGCGGCACTAGCATGGGCCCTGGCACTATTAGAAAGAAAATCAGGCAGCAAGATTTATATCGTAGGTGCGGCCTTGAGACAAGCGTTGCAGAGTTTTAATTTTATCCTTTTTAACATTCGGCAAATGGATGAGGAAGATAACTTCAGAATCCTTGATAACAACCAGGAGCATAGTATAAGCGGCGAGCTAGGCGATGGTAGTTTATTTATTGAAGCACTTGCAGCTAATCCGGATAAACAAGATAGTCTTAACAGCAACATTCAAATCTTGGACGAGCTTCACGCTTATAAAAATGCAACACAATACAACGTAATCAAAGAATCTGGTAAGGCATACACTAATAAGTTGTGTTTAGGAATTACTACAGCCGGCGACAACATGAACTCTTTTTGCTATAACCGGCTGAAGTACTGCCAGAAGATCTTGGATGGCACCGTAAAAGACGAACAATACTTCGTTTTCATCACCAAAGCCGATGAAAAAGAGGACGGTAGTGTCGATTACACTAACCCGGCAGAGCATGAAAAAGCAAATCCAAACTATGGTGTGACTATTCGGCCAGAAGATATTATGAACGATGCTCTCCAGGCCCAAAACGACCCACAGCAGCGCAAAGACTTTCTGGCGAAGAGCCTCAATATCTATACTAGCGCCATGAAGGCTTATTTCAGCATTGATGAGTTCCGCAACAGTGATCGGCGCTATAACTGGACACTAGAGGAGCTGGCGAAGCTACCTATCGATTGGTACGGTGGCGCAGACCTTGCCAAGCTCCATGACCTATGCGCTACAGCCTTGTATGGCACTTATGGCGATGTGGACATAGCGATTACCCATGCGTTTTTCCCGATCGTCGCGGCTCACACCAAAGCCAGTGAGGATAACATCCCGCTCTTTGGGTGGCAGGATGACGGCTGGCTAACGATGACCAATACGCCGGTAACCAACCACCAGACGATAGTCAAGTGGTTCAAAGAGATGCGCAAAAAGGGCTTCAATATCAAGCAGGTGGGCTTTGACCGCAAGTTCGGGAGGGAATTCTTCCTAGAGATGAAGCGAGCCCAGTTCCGCATCGAGGATACCCCACAGCTATATCACTTCAAGAGCGAGGGCTTCCGGCGGATTGAGGCCAAGACGAAAGAAGGCAAGTTCTACTACCTGCATAGTGATGCGTTTGAATATTGCGTCCAGAATGTCAGGGCCGTTGAGCAGGTGGATGATGCGGTCAAGTTTGAGAAGGTTATGCCTACACAGAGGATCGACTTGTTCGACGCCTCTGTTTTTGCGTGTATGCAGATGCTCAAGAATCTAAGCAAATCAGGGACGGCCAAGAAGTGGCTTGGGGGAGGTGATGAGTAGTTGAAACTACTTGAACGAGTTAGAAACATAGGCAGGACGAGGGCTGACCCGTCTACGCCAAAAGAGCAGGCAATCAGATGGCTATTAACC